AGTATTATATCGTACACTTCAAAGAATTATTTGCATTAGACGGAAAGAATACTAATTTATCATTAAACGATATTCAACGCAGGAATAGAATCGTGCAATTGTTATTAGATTGGGGATTAGTAACTACCAATATTGTTAGCAAAGATAAGATATCAGATCTTGCTCCATTAAATCAAATCAAAGTATTAAGTTTCAAGGAAAAGAATGAATGGACGTTAGAATCCAAGTATAATATAGGGAGAAAGAAACAAGAACCTTAATGAAATACCATCTCTACGACGAACAGGAAAGACATCAAGGCAAGTTTAATTCTATTGAGGAATTAAGAACGTTCTTATGTGATAGGAAGTATGATGTCAATTGTGACAAGGACATAGGTTGTACATTTGATTACATAAAACACATTAGATGGTTCTTTGAAATAGAAGAGTAGAAACCGTAACGGTTTTTGGGGGTTTGCACACCTCCTTTTTTTGTGCTACAATTATAAAATATTAATGTGATGCCGAAAGGGTCACTTAATTTACGTCGCTTTACGGAGGACACAATGGTAAACTATACATGGGAGCAATTTACTCCATTCACACTAGGACTCGATGAAACATTCAGCAGACTTGAAACTTTTGCAGGAACAGGAACAAACTATCCTCCTTACAACATCTATAATGGATCTGATTCTAGAACCATATTGGAGGTGGCTCTTGCAGGATTTTCGCAAGGGGACATTTCTGTAGAAACTGAAAGGAATGTTTTAACGATCTCAGCAGACAAATCTTCTAAGGAAGAAAAGAAGTATTCATACAAAGGAATATCTCACAAGAACTTTTCACGTAACTGGCAACTGGCGGATGATGTAGAGGTTGAATCAGTAGATTTTAAAGATGGACTTCTCACAATAAAATTGATGAAAGAACTACCAGAGAAACAAAAACGTCAGAAACATTTTTAATGTTATATAATTTTCCTTCTAACTTTGTTTTTTATACCAAAGTTAAAGACCATGAACAATTAAAGAAAAAGTTATTACCTCAGATATATGCTAATGAATCTGGTATCACATATAAAGGTGAGTATCAAGATTCAATAACAAACTATTTTGAGGAGAACAACATTCTTCTTGACATGGAGGAGGAAATATATCATAATGTAGTATGGGATCCATTCAACCAAATGTTGGAGGATCCCAATTTGAATATCGTTCATAGACCACAGGAATCAAAACTGCAGTCTATGTGGTATAATGTCTATCGTGATGGTAAGTGTTGGCATAAGACACATACACATCCGTCGTCTACATTCTCTGGCATATATCTCTTACATCTAGAAGGAGAGAATGGCACAGTGTTTACTCAACTTGGACATCAATTGTTTGAGATGAACTACAACACAAAAAACAATGTAGAGGGAGAGGTGATTATATTTCCATCATCTCTACCACATAGTGTGGTGTCTTTTGGAACTCATAAGGTTTCTATTTCATTTAACATTATGTCTAGAAATGAAAAGTATGGAAATATATTTTGACAAATTTAATTTTAGGTGCTAGAATATGGCTGTATCTGTTGTCACCTTTAAAACAGGTGATCGTGTTATTACAGAATTAAAAGAGATCTTTGATGAAGAAGGAGACAACAAAAAAGGAGTCTGTCTTCTCATGGAAGAACCATATATTTTAACTCTTGATGGTAGCACACCACAGTATCTTACTGAACAATCTGGTATGGAATATCAGGTAAGGTTTAGTAAATGGAATCCTTACTCTCCCGATTGGCAGTTTAAGATTCCGTATGATTGTGTTATGACAATCAGTAGTCCAGAAAAAGGATTACAAGATGCTTATGAAAAGAAACTTCAAGAAAAAAAGGAACTAACAAATGAATGAAGAATTGATTACTAATCATAATATGAGAATCGTTAGTCTTACAACCTCAGAACGTGTTCTGTGTTTGTTTGGTGAGATTAAAGGTGATGATGATAAGGTAGCAGGGTATAGAATGGTGTATCCATATCTACTTACTCTTGGAGAACTAAATGAGGATGGAACTATTCCTATTAACTATTCTAGATGGTGTCCATATTCTCCTATTGAAGATCATAGAATTAGTGGTGAGCATATTATTAGTGTCGTATATCCTGATAATAATATTGTCAAGAATTATGCTGACAGACTAAAAGAGATTGGTCTAAAGGATGAACAAATTTTCTACGAGGTAAAGGAAGATGGAGATAGCAGCGAATCTACTGCGACTGAGTAATGAATGGATAGTTGCCCAAGTTGATGAAGTAGAAGGTGAGACACTACCTGGTGATCCTGACTGTGTACTTCGTCAACCTTTTATGGTAGACTATGAAGGTAACCTAAGTCAGTGGCCTAAGAACTCTGATGATCGTGAGGTAGTAGTCAGGTCAACTGACATTACTACCATTGTAAGTCCTAGTAAGGATCTACTTGCAAACTATATTAAATCCCTTGAATGAAGTTTTACACAAGTGTTGAACAAGCAGGAAATCGTCTCCTCGTAAGAGGATACAATAATGGTGACAGATACAGCGTTCGGGTTCCTTTTAACCCAACGCTTTTTTTGCCCACAAAAAACTTTTCCAAATGGAAAACACTAGAAGGAGAATGTGTAGAACCACATAAGTTTGGTTCTATATCAGAAGCAAGAGAGTTTGTAAAACAATACAAAGAAATTCCTGACTTTGACATTTATGGGAATACAAGATTTTTATATCAGTACATCGCAGAACAACATCCAGAAGAAGAACTAAAGTTTGATAGTAGTAAGATTCGTATATTCAATATTGATATTGAGACTGCTGCTGAGAATGGATTTCCAGACATAGAATCTGCTGATCAAGAGATACTTGCTATCTCTATCAAAGATAGTTTCTCTGGTAGAATTACTGTGTTTGGTGCAAGACCATACGATAACAAAGATCCTATGGTTGATTACATGCACTTTAGATCGGAAGAAAGTATGATGAATGCTTTCTTAGATTACTGGCAAGCAAATTATCCTGATGTAATTACAGGATGGAACGTGCAGTTGTTTGATATGCCATACATCTGTAATCGTATTGAACGTATACTAGGTGAGAAGTTTGTAAAATTATTATCACCATGGAGATTGGTATCACAACGTGAGATCTTCATCAAAGGTCGTAAACAATTTGCGGTTGATACACTTGGTATATCTACACTTGATTACTTAGAACTATACAAGAAGTTTACTTATTCTAATCAGGAATCATATCGTCTTGACTACATCTGTAATGTAGAACTAGGAGAAAAGAAACTAGATCACTCTGAGTTTGATACATTCAAAGAGTTCTATGAGAACGACTGGCAAAAGTTTATTGATTACAACATCCATGACGTTCGTTTAGTTGATAAACTAGAAGACAAGATGAAATTGATTGAACTCGCATACACTATGGCATATGATGCCAAGGTAAACTATGAAGATGTATTCAGTCAGGTTCGTATGTGGGACAACTACATCTACAATGAGTTAAACAAACGTAGGATTGCCATACCCCCTAAGAAAGAAGCAACAAAGAATGAGAAATACGCAGGAGCATATGTTAAAGAACCGAAACCAGGATTCTATGATTGGGTTGTGTCTTTCGATCTCAACTCTCTGTATCCTCATCTTATTATGCAGTACAATATCTCCCCAGAGACACTCAGGGAAAGCAGACATCCCAGTGCGAGCGTTGAGGGGATTCTAAATCAAAAGGTAGAGATTGATAAACAGTTTGCTACATGTGCTAATGGTGCACAGTATCGTAAAGACGTGCATGGTTTCTTACCAGAGATGATGAAAAAGATGTATGACTCTAGAGTCATCTTCAAAAAGAGAATGATTAAAGCAAAGCAACAGTATGAAAAAACTCCTACTGTTGAACTTACAAAAGAGATTGCTCGCTGTAATAATATACAAATGGCAAAGAAGATTTCTCTCAACTCTGCCTATGGTGCTATTGGCAACGAACACTTTAGATACTATAAGACAGCAAATGCAGAAGCAATTACACTGTCAGGACAGGTTTCTATCCGTTGGATAGAGAACAAAATGAACAGATACCTAAATAAACTACTCTCTACAGAAAAGGTAGATTATGTCATCGCATCTGACACCGACTCAATATATCTTAATCTTGGACCTCTTGTTGATAAATTTTTTGCTGCTAAGTCTAGCGACAAAACAGCAGTTGTTTCCTTACTTGACAAGATATGTCAAGAAAAATTGGAACCATTTATCGAGAAGAGTTATCAGGAGTTGGCGTCGTACGTTTCAGCGTACGAACAAAAAATGAGTATGAAGAGAGAGAATATTGCAGACAGAGGTATATGGACAGCAAAGAAAAGATACATATTAAATGTATGGGACTCAGAAGGAGTTAGATACAATGAACCCAAGATGAAGATCATGGGTCTAGAAACTGCTAGGTCATCAACACCAGCATACTTTCGGGATAAATTATATGCAGCGTTTCAGATTATTATCGGCAAAGACAATGATGAGCTTATCTCTTTCATCAATGGAGTCCGCAGCGAAACAAGGGAGCGACCCTATGATGAAGTCGCCTTCCCACGTGGAGTCAACAATCTATCCAAGTACAGACATCCAACAAACATTTACTCAAAAGGAACCCCGATCCATGTCAGAGGGGCACTCTTATACAACTGGTACGTCAAAAAATATAAAGTAGAACATAAGCATCCATTTATACAGGAGGGTGAGAAGATCAAGTTTATGTACTTGAAAACACCTAACCCTCTACATGAAAACTGTATCAGTTTCTTTGGTGAACTGCCAAAGGAATTTGGTATAGAGAAATATGTTGATTATCAAACACAATTTGAGAAGAGTTTCTTGGAACCTTTGAAAAACGTGCTACAATGTATAGGGTGGACACACGAAAAAGTTATTACTATAGGGAGGTTCTTTGAATGACTAGAAAAGTCTATGTTGTCACTTGGACTAACCACGTCGTTGGTCAGATTGATACCGATAGCATCAAATGTTTTGAGGACTATGAAACTGCTCGTTCGTTTGCAAAAATGATGAGTAGTGATTATGATTATGTAAATTTTTATGAGGATGAAGCAACACAATGGGATTCTTAGATACAGTAATTAAGGACAGTGGCAATGAGTTTGCTAGTATAGTAAGTGATGGAGTTGCTGCGGGTGACGTAGACAACTATGTTGACACTGGTTCATATATTTTTAATGCTCTTTGTAGCGGATCAATATATGGAGGGATACCTTCTAACAAAGTTACTGCACTTGCAGGAGAGAGCAGCACAGGTAAAACATTTTTTGCACTAAGTGTTGTTCGTAATTTTTTAGATGCAAATCCTAAAGGAGGAGTCATATACTTTGAGACAGAATCTGCTATCTCTAAAGAGATGATTGAGTCTCGTGGTATTGATTCTCAACGTATGGTATTGTTTCCAGTATCTACTATTGAAGAATTTAGAACACAAGCTTGTCGTATCGTAGACAAGTATATGAAAGAACCAAAGAGAGAACCAATGATGTTTGTTCTTGATTCTCTTGGTATGTTATCTACATCTAAAGAGATGGAAGATGTCGCTAACGATAAACAAGTTAGAGACATGACTAAATCACAATTAATCAAAGGTGCATTTCGTGTATTGACTTTGAAACTAGGTCAAGCAAAGATACCTATGATTGTGACAAATCATACCTATGATGTAATAGGATCTTACGTACCTACAAAAGAAATGGGTGGAGGAACAGGACTCAAGTATGCAGCATCAACTATCATCTACCTTGGTAAGAAGAAAGAAAAGGATGGCACAACACTTGTTGGTAACATAATAAAATGTGAAGCAAAAAAATCTCGATTAACAAAGGAGGGAAGTAAAGTTGAAACTAGATTGTATTTTGATGAACGTGGACTGGATAAGTATTACGGATTATTGGAGTTGGGTGAACAGTATGGGGTCTTTGAACGTAAAGGAAATAGGATCGTTGTTGGTGGCAGCAGCGTATATCCTTCTGCAATTCTTAAAGACCCAGAAAAATACTTTACCGAAGGAGTAATGAAACAACTGGAGGAGGCAGCAAGAAAGGAATATAGTTATGGTGGTTGATACAATTTTATTTGGAGATTGTCGTGAGACTTTAAAAGAGTTTGATGGCAAGGCAAGAACTTGTGTCACATCACCACCTTATTATGGATTGCGTGACTACGGTGGAGAAGAGTCACAGATAGGACAGGAACAATCACCAGAAGAATACATAAAAAATTTAGTAGAAGTATTCAGATCAGTTCGTGATGTCTTAACTGATGATGGCACATTATGGGTAAACATAGGTGATAGTTATTACAACTATAGACCTGGTAAAGGACAAGCATTACCAAAACAAACTGTAAGTAAAACAAAACAAGATCTACCTGACAAGTGTGCTAAGAGAGGAAACAAATTAGAAGGTCTCAAAGAGAAGGACTTGATAGGTATACCATGGATGTTAGCATTTGCATTACGTGCAGATGGATGGTATCTACGTCAGGATATTATATGGCATAAACCTAATCCTATGCCTGAGTCAGTTAAAGATAGGTGTACTAAATCACACGAATATATTTTTCTACTTTCTAAAAATCGTAAATACTATTATAACAATGAAGCAATTAAAGAACCCGTCAAGCAAGACTGGGGCACTAGAGACAGGACTAAAGGTAAGTACCATAATCCTGGTACTGGGTTGGTTCCTCATAGTGGGTTATCCAAGTCTTATGACAGGAAAAATAAGCGAGATGTTTGGACTGTAACAAACAAACCATATAAGGGAGCACACTTTGCTGTGTATCCACCTGACTTAATTGAACCTTGTATCAAGGCAGGGAGTGAAGAGGGAGACATAGTTCTAGATCCATTCATGGGATCAGGAACAACAGCAGTTGTGTCCAAATCATTAAATAGACATTATATTGGTTGCGAACTACATGAAGACTATGGTAGACTAATACAGAAGAGACTAAGTGAGAAATCATTTGCGAGGTTAAAACTAGAATGACAGAACGAATAGAAGAATCAATTCTAAGGAACCTCATTTACAATGAAACTTATTATAGAAAAGTTGTTCCTTTTATAAAAGCAGATTATTTCCAAGAGTACCATGAAAAAATTGTATTTGAAGAGATTGCAGACTTCGCTGCTAAGTACGATAAAGTACCTACTAAAGAAGTTCTCACAATTAATCTCCAGAACCGAGGAGATCTTACAGAAGAAACATTCAAAGATTCAGTACAGGGAATAAATTCTCTTTCTGATGATTGGGTTGATTACGACTGGTTGTTAGATGCCACAGAAAAATGGTGTCAAGACCGTGCTATATACTTAGCACTCATGCAGTCTATTAAGATTGCTGATGGCGGAGAAACTAAGTTTACCAAGGGTGCTATACCTAGCATCTTACAGGATGCTCTTGCTGTCTCCTTCGACGAACATATAGGACATGACTACATTGAACAATCATCAGACAGATATGAATTTTATCACAGGAAAGAAGAAAAAATTCCCTTTGATTTGGAAAAGTTTAACTTTATTACGAAAGGTGGTCTCCCTAACAAGACTCTCAACATCGCTCTTGCTGGTACAGGTGTCGGGAAGAGTTTATTCATGTGCCACATGGCTGGTTCCGCCCTCACTCAGGGCTACAACGTTCTCTACATTACATGTGAAATGGCAGAGGAGAAGATTGCTGAACGAATTGACGCAAATCTTCTAAACGTAAACGTCAAGGACATCATGGAACTTCCTGAGGTTTTATTTAATTCAAAAGTAAATGAGATCTCTAGAAAAACACAAGGTAAACTGATCATTAAAGAGTACCCTACTGCATCTGCACATGCAGGACATTTTAAGGCACTCTTAAGTGATCTTAAACTGAAGAAAGATTTTGCACCTGATCTTATCTTTATAGACTATCTAAACATTTGTGCATCTGTTAGATATAAAGGTGCTGTTGTTAACTCGTATACTTATGTTAAAGCGATTGCTGAAGAGCTTCGGGGTCTTGCTGTGGAAAGTAATGTACCTATTATCTCTGCCACTCAAACTACTCGTAGTGGGTTTGGTAACTCTGATCCCGATCTCACTGACACTTCTGAGTCTTTTGGTCTCCCTGCCACTGCTGATTTTATGTTTGCCCTTATATCTACTGAGGAGCTCGAGCAACAGGGTCGCATCTTGGTCAAACAACTTAAGAACAGATACAACGACCCGACTGCCTCAAGAAAATTTATTCTGGGAATTGACAGAGCGAAAATGAGGTTGTATGATGTAGCAGAAGATTCATCTGCCATCAATATAGAAGATGAAAAGGTAGGAGAAACCTTACAACAATTCTCACAAACACAAAACCGATTATCTAAATTTGCAGAATGGAACGTATAAA